CGTCGCCTGCTCGCGCGGCGAGTTCCCGCCTTCGGTCAGTAGAAAGTTCGAGAAGTGGATGCGCAGGTGATTGACCGGGTATTCGGGCGTGTTGACCACGATCTTCGAGACGACGTAGTTGTGGCCGGCCGCGGCCGTGACCAGCGTGCCAGTCGGCACGCGGTTGCGGGTCGCAAAGAACATGTAGCGATCGGGATCAACATCGACCGGCGCGGCGACAAGAGATGCCGCGGCTACGCCTGCCATGAGGCCGACAATTGAGGACAGGAACGACGCCATTAAGCCGAAGTCCTTCCGATGAGCTGGAACTTGCCGTCCGGGAAGCGTGCAAGCGTCAGCAGTGCAAGGCGCTTCTCGGACTTGAACTTGCCGTCGATTTCCTCAACGATTGCGCCGGCCCCAGCGACCACCTGGATCTGATTGGCACCACCCTGGCGAAGCGCACAGTTGAAGGCGGCCGGCAATGACGCGGGAACGGTGACCACGGTGCCGACCGTGAAGTCGAGGATCATGCCGACATCGGTAGCGACGAGCGTATAGGTGGAAGTGCTGATCGTCCGAACGCGCGTGGCGTCGGAACCCTCGGCAATGACGGACTCGGTGCGCGGAACGGGCGGCGTCGGGATAATCGTCGTCTTGCGATAGAGAGAACCGGCCGGACCCAGATCGGCACCGGCGCCGTCGACCAGGCGAGAGCCTGCGAGCTGGGCCGCGATCTTATCGACCACTGCGAGCGGAATGTCGTCGGAAATGCCGCTGGTGAAATTCACACCCCGGAACTTCTTGCCGGGAAGCTGCCCGGTCAGATTGGCGAAGCTGGGCTTCGTGAGCTTGATGCGCGGCATTGCTTTCTCCGAATAGCAAAATGGGCGGGAATTGATCCCGCCCATCATAAGTAAGTTCTTACTTACTTTCAAGCTTAAACGAGGACGCCCTTCAGGCGAGCAACGGCGTGGGTAGCGCGGAGGGCCGCACCGGTATACCACTTGACGCGCCAGCGCTTGGAGTCCTTGTTGAAGTTGGTGCCGATTTCTTCCAGGCGGACACCAGCGGCATCGCCGGCCCAGAGGCCATGGAAGCCGTCGACTTCGTTTGCACGGACTGCGTAGATCGAAGTCGTCGCAGAGCTGGAGCCCTGAGTTTCGGTCTTCGAAATGTAGTCGTTGATGATGACCGGCGTGCCGTCGTAGAAACGCATCGGAGCACCGAAGTTCTCGACCATCATCATTTCAGCGGTGTTACCACCGTGCAGACGGTTGAGCTCGCGAATAACGCGCCAGGTTTCGGAGCGCATCATGAGGAAGTCGCAACCGAGCGGAACGGCATCCTTCAGCTCGTCGAGAGCGGAGTAGGCAAGAGCCGCGCCATTGGCACCAGCCGTCAGCGTGCGATCGACATCGACCAGCTTGCGCAGGCCGTCGAACTGCTTGGCGTTGACAGCGGCGTCGCCGTTGATGAGGACGTTCTTGAAGTCGCGGCCGACAGCCTTGATCTTGAACTTCGCCTGGACGGCGATCTGATCATACATGTCGGACTTAACTTCGGAGATGAAGTTGGCGATATCGAACTGACCAGCCAGGATCTTGATCTTGGTGCTGATGTTCTCGACCTGACCAGTCGACTCTTCGATATCATCGTAGGGGTCGATCCAGCCGGCGCCCGGCAGAGCAAGCTCGCGGGTGTAGCTGAACGTGTCGTCCTTGGCCCGAACGAAGGGCACGAGGGCGAAAAATTCGTCCTTGTCGAGGAGTTCCTCGATAATGCCGCGCTGGCGATCGTCTTCAGCCAGCTTTGCGGCTTCGGTCATCAGAAGCGGCATACGTGAATTCTCCTTCAATGCACATAGCCCGTCGTGGACTACGTATGTAAGCACTTACTTACAATAGTCCAACGGCGGGCTTCTGCGCAAGGGAAAAGTAAGCTGTCGCTTACTTTTTTCGCTATAAGTTGAAAATTGGCTTATCCGCCGAAGGAAGCGCGGATACGATCGACGCCGGACGTGATGCTTACGACCTTCTTTTCCGGGGCCTTTACCTGGGCGCTATTCGAGCCGGAGCCCGGATTGACCTTCGCCTTCAGCAGCGTTTCCTTGTCCGGATCGGCCTCGATGATGCGCTTGAAGGCTTCATCGAACACCAGCGGATTGCCGGATGCGTCGACCAGCGGGTTGCGGTTGGCTGCGGACTTCGGCTTGTCGTAAGCCACAGTCCTGCCTTCCTTCACCTCGAAATGCTCGCCGTAGAGCTGGCGAGCCTTTGCGGGCGTCAGCGTCAGGGTATCCTTGATATAGGCGGACTGACCGAAGTCATTGCCGATCGTCAGGGTGTCGATCGTCCTGTCCTTCTCGGAAAGCTTGCCTTCGAGGTCCGCGATGCGCTCCTCGAGCGACTTGGTGTTCTTGGCGTGCTCTTCGGCCATCATGGTCTTGACGCGGTCGAAGTCGCCGCGTGCCTCGGCAGCAGAACGCTCGGCGTCCTGTTCCTTCTTGATGAGCTCCTTGACCTTGGCCGGATCGATGCCTTCGTAGGCTGCGAGCGCAGCAGCAGCGTCGGATGCCTTCTTCTCGGCGTCCTTCAGCTTGGTCTTCTTATCCATGACCTCGCGCAGGAGCTTGGCCTTTTCGGCCGCGAGCGCCTTTGCGTCCTTGCCCTCGTCTTCAGCGGCCGTAGCAGCAGCTTCGGCGTCGGCGAGTTCCTGGGCGGCAGCAATGGCCGCGGCTTCAGCAGCAGCAGTCTCCTGCTCGTGCTTTTCAACGGATGCGGCTGCAGCAGCAGCGGCGATCGCGTCGGCGTCCCCAGCTCCACCGGCGCCAGCGCCAGTTTCAGGGGCGAACATGATCTGAGGCGCGCCCGGATACGTCATGGACGATGCATAGATTGCGCCTGCGGTTGCGATTGCGGTCTTCATTCTCAGTCTCCTTTACCCATTGTCTCGGGCGTTTCGATTAGGCGTAGTCGGGTTGGTCCAGTATCTCGGACCAGATGCGGGTGCAGGCGCGGCCGGTTACTTGGCTGCAGCCTTGGTCGTGTTAGGCTTTGCGGACGTGGTGCGGGTGACCTCGCCCTGACGGTTGGGGGCGGCAGCGGGCTTGGCGCCACCGATGGAAGTGGGCAGCGGCAGAAGGTCAGTGCCCTCGAGCCACTTGTCGATATCGGCGTGGAGCGTCTTGCGAAGCTCCTTCTTGAGCTGCGGGAAGATCTTGTCGACGACCGACTTCATCTGCTCGCGGCGCACTTCGATCGGCCCCTGGAGCTTCGCCAGTGCCTCGGCGGTTACCAGCTCGTCGTTCAGGCCCATGATGTCGAAGGTGGTCGGATAGGTGACCAGGTCGTCGGTCGGAGCCGCCTCGCCTGCCCAGGCAAGCACGGTCTTGACCAACCAGTTTTCGGCGTTCTGGCAGGACTGAGCCTTCGCCAGAAGCAGCGAATTTACCCGCTCGAAGTCGTATGCCTTGGCGACACCCGAGGAATTGTCGATGCCGACGGCATTGTCTTCCTTCGTGCGCTCGCCGGCGAGACCGACGGTGTTGTAGATTTCGTTGATGATCTTGTTGATCACCGCCAGAATGACGCCTGCCTGCTTGGGATCGGGCGACAGATATTCCGGGCGCGCAGACGAGCCGGCGCCAGCGTCGTAGACGAAGATGCGCTTGGTGCCCATTTCGAGCACCTTGTTGAACATGTCGTCGCCGGACTGGATCGCCTGAGACGGGATCGCGAGCTGGGAGAACGTCTGGTCCTGAATGATGGCATCCAGGTTCGACAGATAGTTGGCGACGGCGCGATCGAGATAGGCGATATCGTCGATCAGGGACGTGACGCGGTAGCTGTCCTCATTGATCGTGTGATCGGCGAAATAGACCGGCACGAAGCCGAGCTTGTGATAGCCGAAGTCGATCATCTCGACCTGCTTGATCGGCGTGCGAATGCCGTTGATGACCGTGGTCTCGCCGGTCTCGACCTCCTGGTAGAGCTCCCAGCCGTCACGGGTCCACAGGCGCACGCGCTCGATGAGGTCGCCGGTCGAATAGAAGGGATCCCGATCGTCACGGGCGATCTCGCGCAGCTTCACCCACAGGAGCTCGCCGTCACCATCTTCGTCGAAGGCGAAATCGAGGATGTCCTTGACCGGCACGGTGTATGCGTAGATGCGGAAATTCTGAGCCTTCGCCTCGGCGATCGAGACCGGGCGCGTCACGCCTTCGGAGACCTCGACCTCGGCCTGGAAGTTGTTGTCGACCACAAGCGCCACGCGGCCGCCCGTCGAGTTACCGACGGAGACCAGGCGCATGAGCTGATCGACGGACACACCGCCCTTGGTCGCCTTCTTCCAAAAGCTGGTGACGACATCGTGCGCGTCCGACGTATTGCGGGTGATTTCGCCCTTGAAGAGATACTTCTGGACGAGCTCGACGACTTCCTTGGTGTGATTGAAGCGATAGGCGCGCTGCAGGCGCTTTTCGAATTCGTGGTCACCTTCCTTGTAGTAGCGGAAAATGTTGTCGCGGAACCAGTCACGGCCGCCTCGATAGGCCATGTCGAGAAAGTGCCAATGCGAGATCGACTCCTGATAGCCGGGGTGCCGGCGATCGTAGAAGTTCCTCAGCGCGTCTTTATGTTCCGTGGTTCCGGCCATAATTGTTCCTGCGTCAATGAACGCGCATTGTAAGTAAGGACTTACTTACTTGCAAGCCTAAATCGAAACGCCCAGGATCTTGCTCTTGCGCATCGGGTGACGGAAGTCCGCATAATAGCCGAAAGCGTCGGTCGCGTGCTCCGCGCCCTGCTTCTTGTCGACCTCGTTGGTGCCTTCCTTATAGATGGTCTGCTCCAGGGAATCGATGAACTTGCGGCAATTGGCGTTCACGCGCAGACGCACGTCGCCCTCTGCAGTGCGCAGCAGACGGTTGACGGCGTTGACGCGGTCCTGGACGGCCGGGTGCTTGCGCTTGAAATAGATCCGGTTGAAGCCGGACTCGCGCAGGATGTCGAGCGAGGTCTCGCCGCGGTCGTGATTGCGGTTGTTGCCGGCCGGGTCCGGATAGATCGAGATCTGGTTGAAGTGCTTGAAATAGCGCCTCGACAGCTCGTCGGCCGTCTCCTGGACGTTCGAGCCATACATGACAGCCTCGTCGACCACCCAGATCTCGCCGTTCGGCTGCTCCTGGACGATGATCGAGGACATCGGATCGATGTTAAAGTCCATGCCGATATAGATCGGCAGCGCCGGGTTGAACGGATAGTCGCCAACGTGCTCGGTGCGGTCGAACGGATAGTAGACGCGGCCGGACATGGTCTCGAAGCTCGCCTCGAATTCCTGACGG